ACCACAGTCACCTCAGGTGGTGCAGGAACCCTCGCCCTCGCCCTCAACGGTGCAATCGACAACGGCTCTGGCGTTCCTGCTGCGTTCTCAGTCTGGTGGACTTCACCTGCATACGCCCTCGCCACCATGAATGCAGGCTCCCGACTCTACGATATGGACATGCCTCGTCCACCTGACGGCATCGCCATACCTAGATTCCTCAAGATGGTCTATACCATCGGCGGTGCGGCCCTAACTGGCGGCACCATCCAGGCCTATATCGTCCTCGATCGTGATGATCAAGTCTATCAGTCAACTGACAATTCCGTCATGGGTGGTTACCCTGCCGGAATCAACGTCGCGAACTAGGGAGAGCCAAATGAAACGCCTAGCTCTCCTCGGCCTGCTGATTCTGGGGCTTCTTGCCCCAGCGTCTGCTCAGGTGAACGTCAATCCGCAGGTAGGCTTAACCACAGCCTACCTTCCCAAGGTCACCTACTCGGCTGGATTCTTTGGTCTAGTCCCAGTAGTCACCGCCAATACTGACCAAGTCTGCATTGCAGGCTCGGCAACCAAGACCATCCGCGTCCAACGGATTACAATCTGGGGAACCACAGCAACCGCTGTCCAAAACCTCCCAGTCAACCTTGTTCGCCGAGTCTCGGTCGATACTGGTGGTACTGCTGCCTCCACAACAGCCAACCCTGCCAATACAATCGCCAAGCGGGATGTAAGCTCTGGCACCGCCTCTGCAACCCTAGTCTCCTACACCGCTGCTCCAACCGTCGTCGATTCCTCCCCAACCTACATCGACTCTCAGGCGATGTCGATGCCAATCGTCACCAGCGTCCTAGGACCAATACCAGTTGATTTCAATTTTGGTGCTGATAACGCCAATCTGATCAACCCTCCAATCCTAGTCGGTGCTGCTGCTCAACTATGTATAAACAATGGTGTAGCCCTCACTAATGCTTCGGCATGGAATGGCTCCATCGTCTGGACGGAGGAATAAGCGATGAAGAAATACCTCGCTCCAATCCTCCTAATCCTAGGCCTCAGTCTCGGCCTCGCCTTCGCCCAGCAGATAACCAAAGGCATCCAACTTTCCCAAGACGCTACCGGTCCCATCGGCTATGACACCAATGGGGCTTCATACTTCCCTGGGCATATCAACGCCAATACCAAAGTTGGTCTACCTCCTGTCCTCTCTTCCTGCGGAACTGCACCATCCTTCACCGGCTCTGACACAGCCCTTCGCCTAACCACTGGCTCCGCAGCCACTACCTGCACCGTCACCTTCGGCGTAGCCCATGTAACCGCTCCGTCCTGCGTCATCACTCCACAAGGTGCCGCAGTTCAACCTACTTACACCGTCTCCGCTACTGCAATCGCCATGACGGTCGACGTGGCCTCTACTGTCTACAACATAATCTGTATCGGCCCGGATTGAGTCCATGCTATCTCGACGTGCAATTATTGGTGGAATTACTTCTTTATTGGCTACAAAGCCAGTAATTGCGCGTCGAAAACATCCACAGATTGGTGGAGGCGACGGAGGTGGAGGTGGGGGAGGCTATGTCGCGAAGGCAGTGCATTTTGGCATTGATGTCAACATTATGCCATCGATTAATGGACAAAATGTTGGAGTTGATACATCTAAAGCTCTTTCATCATTGTGGTTTCGAGTACCAACGGGCTCAATAAGTTCATTTCCAACACTTTGGTCACTAAGATGGACCGACGTTCAACATATTTTTGGACAAGAAATTGGTGGTGTTAATGACACAGATATTAGCACTTTTGTTGTTAATCAAGCTCTAGGCCAAACCGTGCGAATTGATAGTCCAGATGGAGCTATTGTAGAAAATCAATGGTACAATCTACTTTCTTATGGCAATTATAACTTTCCGCCCGGAGCAAAAACTCTAGTCCAATACTTAAATGATGTTGCTATAGGAGCGATTACAGATACTCTTGATGCCACCACTATTTTGTTTTCGGATATAATACAACAAGTAACACTTCCAGCAAGCAATGTACCCCTTGAATTTGCTGACGTGCAAATATACACAAACCTAGATATAGATTTATCTATCACGGCGAATAGACGATTATTTATATCTGCTGCTGGGAAACCTGTTGATCCTGCTATAGCAGTAGCTGCGCTTGGGAATCCAATTATTCTGTTTAGTGGTAATAACACCGGATTTCCTATCAATCAAGGCACAGGTGGGGTATTCACCCTCACAGGCGCCCTTACCAACGCCACCACAAGCCCGAGTGATTAAAGCTTAACAAAACGAGGCCACTAAATGAAACGACTTAGCATCGCACTACTACTCTACCTTGGACTGGCCAGTGCGGCGTTAGCCCAAGTCGTAACCACCAAGCCCTTCCCTGAGGGTGGGCAAACCAACAACCTTACCAATTCCGCAACCTTCACCACAGGCACGTCGTCCGCAACCCTTACTGGTGCAGCCGGACGGTTTACCTACATTTGTGGATTCGTTGTATCCTCCGCCGGGACCACCGCCGCAACCTTAGGCGCCATTACCGTAACCGGCACCGTTAGTGGCACCATGAACTTCGAATACGCCTTCGTCTCTACCGGCCAAGGTATCTTCGGCATTGCCTTTCCCGGTTGCATCTCCTCCTCCGCAGCCAATACGAGTATCGTAGTTAATACTCCCGCTGGAGGTGCTGGTACAGTTGGCGCAGTCACAGCATGGGGGTATACGAATTGATTCGGCTGGCTATAATCTTGACTACAATCTTTGTCTTGACTACCGTCGCTTGGGCACAACTTCTTCACGGAGTCACCGATGGCCTATCTGGTAGTAGTACTGGTGGCGGCTGCTCCAACTCTCTAGACTTCTCACAAGCTTGCAATTCCATGTACCTCCTATAGAGGGAACGCAGATGTTCAAAAGATTGATCTTAGCCGGTGCATTCTCGCTTCTAGGCCTTGGGAGTGCACTCGCAGCCTGCACCAATCCGCTGGCAATCAAAGATGCCACAGCCGCCACTATCTCGATGTCGATGGCTAGCGGAGCGGACGGTTTCTGCCAGTATAACTTCAATCTATCTCAGGTCAATGCGACAGCCGTAGCTACCGGCTCCGGTGTAATGACGGCAGGAACTCAACGAACGGCCTTGGCCACAGACTCCCCTGGCATCGTCACCCTTGGCCAAACCACCAAGTCCGCTTCGGTTCCAATGGCGATAGCTTCAGACCAATTGGGCGCGGCAGCCGATACCGCTTCTATGCCAGTTATCCTATCGCCTAGCGGAAATGCCACCGCAGGTATCACGCCAGTTGTTGGTGGCTCAGCCGTATCCAGCCTTGTATTGAAAGCTTCTGCAGGGAGCCTTTATGCCGCCTATGCCAACTGTACCTCTGCTTGCTGGCTGATGATTTTCAATTCCGTCAGCGCCCCTAGCAATGGAGCTACCACCGCAGGGGTCGCTTCCGGCAACATGGTTGAGTGTATTCCAATAGGTGCTGGTTCTGTTGGTGGTGTCAATTATGCTCCCGGCCCTCCGGCCGTCTATTCTGTTGGTATGACGGCCGCCATTAGTTCAACAGCCTGTACAACTCTCACCCTCAGCACCGTAGCGATGATTCATGGAATGGTGAAATGACATGAAAAAGATTTTAGCTCTACTGTATCTGGCACTATGCACTTCTGCTTCCGCCCAAGGCGTCTATGGTGGCGCAGCGACGATCTTTGGTAGTGTCACCACTCAATATTTCGTCACCAGCGCCAACGGCACCTATACGCCAAATGCCAATCTGCTCTACGCAATAGTCGAGTGCATTGGTCAAGGTGGTGGGGGAGGAGGCGCAGCTGCATCTTCAACTGGTGTCTCTTCTGGCGGCGGTGGTGGTTCAGGTGGGTATTCTCGAGTACGCTTAACGGCTGCACAGATTGGAGCTTCGCAAGCTACAACCAATACAGCAGCAGCTAATGGCGGTGCAACTGGTGCTAACAACGGCACCGCTGGCAATGATACATCCCTCGGCACACTTTGCGTTGGCAAAGGTGGCTCGCCAGGAATCGGTGCTGCTACGACCGCTGATGGTGCAGGCGGTGCGGGTGGTGTAGCAGGAACTGGCGATTTCGTCCCTGTTGGTGCCCCTGGTGGCCGTGGCGAAGGTGCGACAGTGACTACGGTCTTGACGGCTACTGGTTATGGAGGCCAAGGGCCTTATGGTGGTGGTGCAATTGGCGTTCAAGGCGCTGCTAGCGCTGTAAATGGTAATGCTGGAGTAGCTTGTGGAGGCGGTGGTTCAGGTGGTCAATCTAGCGGTTCTGCTTCAACTGCATCCGGTGGCGCAGGTGGCAACGGCTGCATTATGATTACTGAATACAATAGTCGGTAGGGCTTATGCTTAACAAATTAACTCATTTACTAATCTGCCTTGCTCTTGCGATCACACCGGCTGCGGCAGGCTGGCTGCCTTTAACTGAGCCCTCAACAACCCCAGTCAGTAATGCCTGCTCTACTTCTTCTGGCACTTCTATCACCTTCACTGCCCAAGGAGTCGGTGGCGCTAACCCAAATCGAATAACCGTAGTTAGCATCAATTGGGATGACTCCACCAACGCAGGCACAGCCCAACTCACTGCTATGTCAGTCGGCGGCATCTCTATGTCGCGGGCTGCATCTGCAACAATCGATGCCCAAAATAGCAATTCTGAAGTCTGGTATGCTACAAACCCATCTGGCACTACTGCTAACATTGTTGCGACGTTTGCAACTGCGGTTAATGGTGTAACCATTGAGGTTTATAGCCTTATTGGATATGCGTCTGCTCCAATTGCCAGTACTACTGGCACAACTAGTGTTAGTCAACTTTACAACAATAAACAAGTAGCCCTTGCTGCCGCGAGTCGTACTATCAACGTTTCGACTTCATTATCGAATATGACAAACGACTTTTCATCAGCTTGTGGTGCGAACCTATGGGGTGTTCATGCTTCACAAGTATTGCGGGGTAATAACCAAACTCTAACTAGCACCATCAGTCCAACATCAAATAACCCAAAAATAGCATTAGCTGTATGGTCAACTCAGTCAGCTAGCGATCCATTTTTCTCCAGCGTTGTATTACTTACGCCCTTTGATGGAGCAAATGGTTCCACTGGCTCGCCTGGCATGGATGATGTAAGTCCTGCTAAGCATGGAACAGCAATTATCGGAAGTCCGGCGCAGATAAGTACGGCGCAATTCGAATTTGGTGTATCATCTTTAATAGTAAATGGATCAGATAACGTTTCATTTCCCAATAGTGCAGATTGGCAACTCGGAAGTGGTTCTTTTACTATAGAAGCCTTCATCCGCCCGGCAAACATTTCCAGTGTAGGAATGATTGTGACGCTGTGGGGTGATAGCGGCAATTTCGGTTGGCATTTATTTCAAAATAACGCCACCCTTGGTTGGGAAGTCAGCACTACAGGCGGAAATGCCTTTACCGATCTCACTGGCGGGACACTTGTAGCGAATACATGGCACGCAATTTGCGTCGATTTTAATGGTTCAAAATATCGGTTGTATCTCAATGGGACTATGGTTAGTTCGTTCAGCACGCCCCGTACGTTATTTGCTTCGGTCTCTCCTCTATTCATTGGGGCTAATGCTTCCGTCGTCAATCCGTTTCCATTTAATGGTTTCATTGATGAAATTCGCATCACTAAGGGCGTTGCCCGTTATGCTTCTGACGGTGGATATACTGTTCCAGTACTGCCGTTTCCAACAAACTAAAGAGCAAGATGGTTAAGAAAAGGAGAACCCTATGGCACGATGGAGATTAATCAACGGTCACTACCTCAACGTCATCCTCGATGGCGAGCCTGCCGAGTGGGAATATAAAGAGGTTGATCGAACCACCGGCAAGCAGGCCAGGAAAATCTTTCCGGTCCCTATACTTATGGACCCAAATGATCCTGCTGATCATAATTACCCAGGCGAGATCATCGTCTGTCATGAAGGCTCAGGCGAACGTCGAGACATCATCTTCATTGGCGATCCGACCCCAGAGATGGAACCATTGGACGAAGAAGCCGAAGCTATCTCTGCTTCCCTTCGCCAATCTTGGGAACATCCAATTGAATCTCTCCCTTCCACAATGTCCGATGGCGAATCTGCATTCATGGCGAAGCTTATGGAAGCTATGGGTCAGGCGAAGCCAGCAGCCAACGCTTCGGTCTCGATCGAACAGTACAACGAACTTAAGTCCCTCGTCGAAGACCTAAAGGCTCAACTCGCTACTTCCAAACCCTCGTCGCCTATCGAACGAAGGACTTAACCTATGGGCATTATCTCCACTGGTCCTGGCTCTCCTCTTGCCTTCTCCTCGGCCAGTGGAGGTAAAGTTTATGGCTATAACAACATCTCCGAGTTCGCCCCTATAGTCATAGCCCAAGCAAACCCTTCTCGCCAGAAGATCACCTTCCACAACCCTGGCCCAAAGGATATCTTCATCGCTCCGAGTTTCGTCCAGAACGTCCTAGGCAGCGCTCCAGTTACCCCTTCCAATGTTGCCTTAGTCCCCTCCAACATTGCTCTCGGCGGCTGCTGGCGTGTCTATGGCAATGGTGGGGTCCTTGCCATCGAAGGTGAATGCCAAGGTGCATGGCAGGCCTTTGCTGTAAGCGCTGCGGGGGCCACCAATCCATTAACGGTGATGGAGTCCAACGTCTGATGAAACGTGTCCTCCTAGCCTTAGCCCTTCTCTCTATCCTTGCCCTTGGTCCATCTGAGGCGCAGAACACCACCTGCTCTGACCGCCCCGCTGGCGATTCCTCTAACGCATGCGCCAACACTCGATTCGTTATGACTAATGGCGGCGGTGGTGGTGGTACCCCTGGTGGCCTCAACCTCCAAGTCCAATACAACAACGCCGGAGCATTCGGCGGCCTAACCGACGCCCAACTAACTGGCAAGATCATAGCCTTCACTTCTGTCCTCTCTGGCGCTGCCCCAGCCTCTGGCGGCGGCATCTTCAACTTCCTCCGAGCCGATGGCACTTGGGCCCCACCCTGT